GGGGGAGCGCCGCCCCGGCCGCCCGGAACTCCACCGCCACCGCCCGCGTGGCCGATCCGGCCGAGCTCCTTGAGCATCTCGCGCTGGACCGCGACGCTCTCAACCATGGGGTCAGCCAGGATCGAGACCCCGTTCTTCTTCGCCTCCTCGATCATCGCCTTCGTGTTCGCGTCGAGCTCCTGCCCGGAGGCGAGCGACGCGTTGAGCTGCTCGCGCAGGAGCGGCGCGATCGCCGCGAAGCCCGCCTTCGTGGCCTCGGCCGGCGCCAGGCCTGCCTCCGTCGCGGCCGCGGTTGCCTGCGCCCGCAACTCCTCGGCCGACGTCGCCGCGGCCCCGAGAAGCCCGGCGTCGAGCGCCCCAGCCTCGCGCATCCCCTTCAGAATCTCCGCGACGTCGGTGGCCGCGCCCTGCGCAGCGCCGAATGCCTTCGACTCCCGCAGCGGCCCGGTCGTCATCCCGGCCAGGCCCGACTTCAAGAGCGCGTCCTGCACCTTCCCGACGAGGGTGTTGAGCGCACCGGTGAGCTTCTCGCTGAACCCGCCGCCCTCCATCCGCCCCATGAGCGACTCGGCCGCGCTGCGCGCCGACTTCAGCCCCTCGATCTGGACGCGTTTTTTCTCATCCTCCACGGCCTTGCGGTCCGCCTCGGCCTTCTTGAGCGCCTCCGCCTCGGCCGCCTTCTGCTCCTTGCTCTTGCCGCCGAAGAGGGACTTGATGCCGCCGAAGAGGCTCTTGCCGATCGACACCACAGACAGCGCGGCCGAGACGAATGGAACCGCCTTCCCGAGCGCCCCGGCGATCTTGCCGACGACGCCCCCGCCGAGCTTGTCGAGGAACCCGCCAACGCCTTTCCCGAGTCCTCCACCGGCCCCTGCGCGCAGGCCCTTGAGCGCGGCGCCGAGGCCGGAGATCCCGCTACCGAGCGCCCCGAGGAGGCCGCCCAGCTTGCCGAGGAGCCCCCCGGAGCCTTGCATGATGTTGGCGAGGTCCGCGAGCTGGCCGCTCCAGTCGGTGGTCGCCTTGGCAGCCTCGGCCATGCTCTTCGGGAGGGTACCGATCGACGTCGCGAGCCCGCCTCCCATGAGCTGGCCCATGAGATCCCCACCCTTCGCCGTCACGTCCACCGAGGTTGAAGATCTGAGCGGGGCAACAGGCCCGCCTCTCTCCTTCGGCATCTGCTGGAGTTCGGCTTTCTGCCTCTGGTGTGCCTTCAGCACCTGCTCCTCGGCCTTGACGGCCTCTTTCGTCAGGCCGAGCCGGCGCTCGAGCTCGGGGTTGAGGCGGCCCTTGTAAAAGTCCGCGATCTCCTTGGTGGTGTTGCCCATCTCCCGCATCGATGCGACCTGCTTCGCGATGGCGCCCTCATTCGATGCTGCCATCTGCTTCGAGAACTCGCCGAGCCCCTGTGTCGCGGACTTGTCGATCGAGCCAGCCAGCCCCACGAGACGGAACAGCGGACCCAGCAGGGCATCCGCGGCGTCCCGCACCGCCTTGAACTTGTTGAGCAGCCCTCCGATAGCCGCGCCGATCGCAGCAGCGGCGGCGATTGGGCCGAGCATGGCGAGGTGCATGGACTTGAAGGACACCGCGCTTTTCAGCGCGCCCTGCTCGAGTCCCCTGAGTCCCAACTCTGCCACGTCGGCCACATCGTCGAGGGAGCGAAGCGCGCCGGCGGGCAACCCAAACGCGTCCGCCGAGCGCGCGAGCGTCGTGGAGACGCGCCCCATCGAGTCGGCAAACGCGCCCGCCCGCTGGGTTGACGACAGCATGCCAGAGCCGAAGCCCTTCGCCGCATCGTTCGCGCTCTTCGCCTTCTTCTCGACCTCCTCGAGGCCCTTCACGGTGGCGACGAGGCCGGTCCCCGTTTGCGTGACCTCGATCGGGACCTTGACCACCATCAGGCGTCACCCTCGGTAGCAGCCGGCCCGCGTAGCCAGGCCGCGACAGGTTCGCTGTGCAGCGCCCGGATCGCGCGCAGCACGACCGCGCGGGCCTCGGCCGGCTGCATGTCGGCTGTGATCGCCTCGACCAGGACAGGGAGCAACGCCCGCGTGTGCTCCGGGAGCGCGGCGTAGACGATCGCCGCGGCGGCGTCGTTCTCAGGCCACAGCTCGACCCGCGGGCAGTCCTGGCCGAACTGCCTCCGGTGCTGCTCGGGGTTCACACATGGATCGAGGCTGATGTCCTCACCCACCCGGATCGGCTCGGGGTCGAGGTCCCGCGGCGTCCAGGCGGCCGGGCGAGAGCGCATCGACAGCTCGAACGCGCGCGCCTCCCCCGGCGTCTCGATCGTGTATCCGCCGAGCATCTTGCAGCCCCTACACCTCTCCGGGCTGATCGCTGGATAGCCCTGGCGGAAGGCTATCCAGCCGATCAGTTTCCCTCGGCCTCCTCCTCAGCCTCGGCGTCCTCGCCGCGGAGCTTCCGCGCCGTCGAGCCCATGAACTCGACGAGATCGGGGAGCCCGGCGAAGACGAGGGTCTTGAGGGCGTCGGTCCAACGGCCGTCCAGCCTCACTACCGCCCCCACGTCGAGCTTCTCGTTGAGGAGCCCCGAGAGCCGCGCCGCGGCCTCGGGCCCCGCCACCTCGAGGTCGAACCCGACGGAGTCCACCAGGCAGTAGGCCGCCTTCTCGACGTTTGCCTTGTTCTGGGCCTCGACATCGAGGTCCTGCTGCACTCCCTTCGCGGCGTAAGTGATGCGGCGCTTGGCGCCGAAGTGCTTGCCGTCGATCCGGCGCTCTTCGGCCGGAGGAAGCCGGCGGATACGGAGCGATACCTTCTCCTCTCCCTCCTCGCGCCAGACGAAGATCTCCCCCGGGTCCGATTCGGTAGGTGCGTAGAACTTCACCGCCATACGTTCACCTTCCTACGCGAGCGCGTCCGTCGCGTCCTGGTTGGAGTTGTCCCATGTGACCGCGTCCACGTAGCCCGTGGTGAACCCGGTCGGGATCGCGGTGACGTGCCACGCCGTGAAGGGGATCGTCCACGTCTGGCCACCGGGGCCCGGGATGCCGACCTTGGCCTCGCCGAACTGCAGGTTGGGGAGCCACAGCTTGTGGTTGAAATACTCCGTCGCCGACCCCGCGAGGTTCGGCGAGGTGATCGTGAGGGTCGCCTTCTTCCGCGTCAGCGCCATCGCCTCGGCCAGGAAGACGGCGTTCCCGCCCGTGCCGTCCTGCAGGGCCGGGAAGTCGAACGACCCCGACACCTTCAGGAAGCCGGTCTCGATCGGCTCGTCACACTTGTCGCCGCCACCCGTGCTGAAGCGAGCTTCCATCGCGCGCTCGATGTTCAGCTCGAACCCGGAGATGTAGATGGCATCGCCGCCGGCGAGGCCCGCGCCGCCCTGGGCGTTCATGAGCAGCACGGCCTGGCTGAAGAGCGCGAACTCGCGGTTGGTCGGCAGCGTGATCGAGTCGATCGTCGTCGTGGTGTTGGCGGCCGACGCGTCCGTCCAGTCGCGGCAGATCCCCGAGACCTCGATCTCGATCCGCTCGCCGGCCTTGCCGGAGATCTTGAGCTTGTTCCACTTGACCGAGGTCAGCTCCTCGACTTTCGTGTCCTTGATCGACTCGTAGGCGAGCGTGTTGAAGATCGCGTCGAGCGAGTCCTTGATCTTGAAGGTGTGCTTCTTCGCGGTCGTGTCGACCGTGGCCGGCACGCCGGCCGTGCCCAGCACGTAGGCGATCTCGCGGCCGTTGCCCTCGTAGCGGAGAGCCGTCTGCAGCACGACCGTGATGTTGCGCAGCCCTGCGCTCGCCTCGCGCTGCGTGACGCGGCCGGTGATCTGGTTGTCCTCGATCATCGCCGCCCCACCGGACGGGACGAGCGAGACGACCTCGATCCCGTCGAGGGCGGCCGGCACGGTGGCCGTGCCCCACGTGGTGCCCTTCTTCCGGCCGACGATCCCCTGGAACCCCTTTGCGCGAGCCATGCTCTAACCCTCCTTCTCGATATCGGGCTGCTTCGGGGCCCGCTGCCGCTGCTTCATGGCGAGGAACCCGACGGCCTCGAGCTGCGCGGCCTGGGCCTCGGAAACCTCCATCTCGCCGGCGACGAGGTCTAGACCCGTGGCCGGGTGGTAGCCGTTCACCGTGCACTCGACCTTCATTAGCCTTGCTCCTTTCGCTCCCGCTCGCGGAGTCGCTCCACGAGCCGCCGGTGGGAGGCCTCCAGCCGTTCGCCCTGGCTCGGCTCCTCCGGCTCGCCAGCAAGCGTCGCGACGCTCTTCCTGGCCCTCTCCTCGACCTCCTGGAGACCCCTGACCGTCGCCTCGAGGCCGGTGCCGGCCTGAGCGATTTCGATCGGGACGCGGATGACGGTCATGGCGTCCTCGCCGGGTAGGTGTAGACGGCAGAGAAGCGCGCCTCGGCGACCGCCCACCCTTCGACGTCGGTGTCGCGGTCCACGATCAGCGAGCCGGTGACGATATTGCTCACCAGGCCTCCGAGCGTCACATCCAGCAACAGCGCCCGCAGGAAGTCGCGGACCATCCGGTCCTGCTCGATCGCCTTCGTCCCGGCGTCGGCGCCGAAGGGGTCGGCGTCGGCCGCTTCCGTCGGGCGCAGCAGCAGCACGAAGAACTCAGCCGTGGCCTCCATCCGCCCGCCCGTCGTCGCGTCGCCGGTCGACTCCTCCCGGTGGCGCTCGTCCCCCGCCCGGATCGCGTACACCAGCCCGACCGTCGGATCGGCGAGGAGCCGATCATAGGCCTGCACGCGTACCACCCGGGCCGGCGTGTACCAGTAGGTCGTACCGCCGTCGGTGACGATCGCCGCGAAGCGGTCGATCAGAGCCTGCGCGATCTGGTTGTGCTTGCTCTCCACGGCTACAGCCCCGCCTTCTGGATCGCGGTCGCGATGCCCTGCTCGAGCTCCTGGCCGAGCACCGCCTCGGCCCGAGCGGCCGCGGAGGCCATGAACGGGGAACGGGGGATCCTCGATCCCGGGTGAGTGACGATCTTCGTCGACACCCAGCGCCCCCCCACCTGGAAGGTGAGGTAGCCGCCCTGGGCGAGCTGCTGCGCACGGAGCGACCGTCTACGCGAGTAGCCCCCGGCCCGGGTCGGCTTGATCGAGTGGCTCTTCGTCTTGCCGCCGGTCTCGATCAGCGCAGCGAAGCCCTCGGTCTTGAGCGAGCCGAGCCAGGATCGTTGGCCGCGCGCGAAGTCCTGCCGCAGCTCGAGCTTCCCGCGCTTCACGATCAGCGGGATCGTCTTCTTCCTGACGGCTGCGCCGATCGTCGACCGCTTGAGCAGCTCGGCCGCGTGCGACCGGCCCGCGCTCATCGCCCGGCGAATCGCGTTCGTCGTCGCCTTGACGAACGCATCCTCGGAGAAGGCCCGGAGCTTGGCGATCGCCTGCGGCAGCGTGACGGGCCCCGTGCTCATGCGTCCCGCTCCCCGGACACCCAGAACGCGAAGCGTCCCTCTGGCGCGAGCGCGGACTTCATCTCGGGGGTCAGTTGCGCCGGCGCGAAGCGCGTGTAGTTGCCGAGGGCGTCGGAGGCGCCGGAGACGCCGAAGTCCCCACGCTTCGTCTCGCCCCAGATCAGCGCGGCGTAACGGAGCGCGACCGCCTTGATCCGGGCCGGGACCGTGGCCGTCGTGGCATAGCCAGCGGAGTAGATGACCTTGATCGCCCGGGAGCCGGTGTGCCAGTTCCGCAGCCCGCCGAGGCCTTCGATCCGACGAATGGTCCCGGTCGGCTTGATGACCTGGTATCCCGTGTCAACCACGAGGAGGGCGCCGGCGCCGTAGGTGCGCGGCGTCACGGTGTCCTCGTGCACGCTCGTGACCGTGATGATCGGCCACTCGAGCGTCCGGAGATCTGACGCCCCGACCGGCGTGGCCTCGGCGCGCATCGTGTGGTACTCGGTGAGGCTTCCGCGCGTCACGATCTGGCGTCCCAAGTGGACCTCGATCTCGTCCGATACGCGGTTGATGACCCCCTCGAGCACCGGGTCTTTCGCCGCGCCGCCGGCGCCGACGTGGCCCTTCAGCTCCTCGATGTCCAGGAGCGCATAGGGCGATAGGGGCATGAGCTACGGCCGCCCCCGGCGCGCGACCGCGGCTTCCGGAGCCCGGCGCGTCGCCGTCTCCACCTCCGGCTCGGCCCGCGCGACGAGCCCCGCGGCGATCCACGCGAGCCCAACCGGACCGGGCACCTCGAACACGTCACCCTCCACCGGCGAGGCAGCCGGCGAGGCGAACGACTTGAGAGCGCGAACCCTCATGTTGGGGCCCCGGAGGCGAGCCCTCGCCCGCCCCCGGGAAGCCTCCGGTTAGGCGGTGCGGAGGTAACGGACCGCGGTCGTGTCGATGAGGTTCCCGTCCGATCGCTGGAACGCCAGGAACACGACCTGGTGGTTGAGCACCCGCAGCTCGTCGGCCCGGATGAAGACCGGGGCGCCGGCGTCGCGGACGTGGTACGACGCGAAGTTGCCGAAGAGCACGAGCCTCTTGTTGGTCGAGAAGGCCGAGTCGACGTCGTTGTTCACGATCACGGGTTTCCCGAAGACCCGGTCCGGCTGGCCCGCGAGCAGGCTCATCTCCCAGAGGTAGCGGTTCTGGGAGTCCTTCAGCTTCCGCAGGTACGCCGCGACCGTGTCGTGCACCATGAACGCCGTGGACGGCATGTCGCGGTAGGCGGCGTCGACGGAGTGGAACAGGTCGATCACCTCGTCGAAGGTGATCGCGTTCGTCGCCGCGGCCGTCTTCCCGAGCGCCGCACGCACCTGCACGCCGAACGGGAGGGTCGTCCCCGCGCCGGCGGTGAAGTCCGTGTTCTGCTTCCGGCCGATCCTGGTGCCGAGCGCGGCGCCCAGGTAGACGGGCAGGTTCATCGACGAGTCCTGCAGCAGCTCGACCGGGACGATGACGGCCTTCGAGCTGTACTTGAACGCGCCGAGGTTCACGGCTCCGAACGTGGGGTCCGCGGACGTCGTCACGGCGCCGCCGTCGTCGACGATCTCGCCGGTGTTCGCGGTGTCGTCGACGGTCGGGAACGGCAGCGGCGCGCCGGTGACCGTCGGGACCACGGTCGCGACGTTGCGCACGCGACCGTACCACTTCTGCACCTCGACGAACGCCTTCATGAGCTCGTCCGGGATGCTCGCCTGACCCTGGGTGGCCGTCACGCTCGACAGGGCGCGGGTCTCGAGCTCGCGCCGGCCGTAGCGGAAGCCGATGCGCTGGGCGGCCGCGATCATCTCCTCGGTGGCGTGCTCGCCGCACGCCCAGGCCCGGAATGCCAGGCTCGCGTCGACCTGGGCGTTCGGGACGACCTCGACGGTCGTCTCCGTGCGGCGCCCGCGGCTCTCCGCGAGCGCCCGCTCCTCGGCCTCCTGCAGTGCCGCGCGGTCGATCGTCCCCTTGATCGACTGGATCTCCGCGTGCATCGCGTCGAAGGCCGTCTGCTCCTCGGGGGTCAGCTCGCGCTTCTCCGCGGCCGCCTTGTCCAGGAGCGCCTTGCTGTCCTCGTTCAGCTTCAGCCGCTTCTCGATCAGGTGCTTGAACATGTCCCGTGCGCCTCCTGCGCTGTCGCCAGGAAGCGCCGGGCCAAAAAGCCAAGGGCGCGAGCCCTGGCGGGATCAAACGGAATCACCGCTTCAGGCTTCGCGCCCGGGTAGCCGGTCGAGAAGTCTTAGGACGGTGCGGAGTCGGCGGATAGCCGCGTCACCCGCACCGAACTAGTCGTCAGCGAGCATCGTAGCACGCGCGTCAACAGGCGACCACCTCGACGGTTTCACCGCCTGGAGCACGAAGAGCAGGTTCTCGTCGTCCTCCCGGCATGCGCCGGGCACGGGCCTGAAGTCAGCCCGGTAGCAGAAGCGGAAGTCGCTCATCGCCGTCTTGCCCACCTGGCGCACGTACTCGGCCTGGTCGAGGAATACCAACGTCCCGCTCGTGATGACGCGCCGGTGGCTCGGATCACCCCAGGCCCACATCGAGCGCCAGCTCGGGCACGTCGCCGCCAGGAACCCGCCCGGCTTGAGGATCCGCCAAAGCTCGGAGAACTGCGCGAAGAAGGTCCGGAAGTCGCCCTGCTGGCCGAGATGCTCGAGCACCTCGTAGGCGTGCACCTCGTCGAACGTGTCGTCCTCGAACGGGTAGGGCAGGACCTCGAGGTCGTGGACCACGTCCGGCCCGTGGTCGGCGTTGTGGTCGAGCGTGACGAGTCTCGACCAGACGCGCCGCCCGTCGATGATGATCCGGCGCTCCCGGGAGCTTCCACAACCGAGCAGCAGCTCCGTTCGCCCGACCGTCGGCACCACCCCGGGGTCGAGCTCGGTTCGGCTCACTTCAACCCGCAGCCGGCACAGAAGCGGTTGCCGTTGCGGATGACCGCTGCGGTAGGCAACACGCGCCCACACATCGCGCAAGACGGGAGATCTGCCTCCGAGAGCCGCTGCCGCGCCTTGTTCACGCTCATCGGCACCGCCGGTGGAGCGGGCGGCGTTGCGTGTTCCCTCACGTGCTCGAGCGCACGGGCCGACACCTGCGTCTGCGGATACGCCGGATAGGCCACCGGCGAGACGTCGAGTAGCTCGAGGTCGACGAGCTCGCGGATCTGCTCGCCGTCCTGCAGCCGCCAGTTGTCGGTCAGGGTACGGAAGCCGAACGACATCCCGTCCACGTCACCCCGCCGGATCGAGGCGAGGAGGTCCTCGGCCGCCTGGGTTTCGGGTGGGTTGATCTCGACCCTCAGGCCCTTCTCGTCGACGGCGAGCTTGAGCGTGCCGCTCTTCGTGCGGCCCAGCACGACGTCCGAGTTGTGGTTCCAGAGGGCCCTCACGTCGTGCTCCTCTTCGAGCGCACGGTCGAAGGCGCCGGGGAGGATGATCTCGCGGAAGCCCCAGAGCTCCTCGCTGAGCTCGTTGAACACGGCGGCGTATCCGACGATCGTCCGCCCCCCCTCTGCGGCCCGGACCTCAGCCTTCCCCAGCGAACGACGTTCGATCTCCGGCTGCTTAAGCGGCATGACTCTCCTCCACCTTGAGTGCTGCGACGGCGTCGGCCATCTCCACCGGGCGCAGGTGATCCCATCGCTGCAAGAGCAGCTCCGTCTGTGCCTCGAGGTCCTGCGCACGCAGTTCGAGAAGCTCGTGCCGCGACCGCTCTACGTAGGCCCGGGCGAGCTCCTTGCTCGTCTTCGCGCCGTCGTTCGTCGAGCCGGCCATGAAGTAGCGCAGCGCCACGACGGGCTGCAGGAGCTCGGCGAGCACGTCGGCCTCGCGGCCGTAGAACTCGGCCACCCACTGCTCGAAGGCCTTCGCCCCGCGCTTCGCCGCCCGCCGCGCCTTCTCGGCCTCGCGCCGGCCGAAGCGGGCCGTCAGACCCACGACCACGGGCCGGAGCCCGCGGGCCACGTCCACTGGGGCGGGCGGTGGGGGCGCGGCAGCCGGAGCCGGAGGAGTGGCGGGAGTCGGCTCCGGCTTCTTCTCCGGCTTGGGAAAGTTCTCGAGCTTCGCGACGTATTCGGGCGTCATCGCGCCCATGTCGACGTAGGTCTTCTGGACCTGGCTGCGCGTCCTCGCGTCGGTCCGCAGCACCGCGGCGCGCACGTGCTCGACATAGTAGGTCCCCCGCTGCGCCTCCGAGATCAGCTTCCGGTTGCACTCCTGCTCGATCAGCACGAGCCATGGGTCGAGCGTGTTGTCGAGGAAGTCGAGCCGGCTCGATTCGTAGTTCCCTCCCGGCCGCTCCGCCGTCTTGTAGCCGATCATCGCCGGGTTGAGGTTGAGCCACCGGGCGACCTCCAGGACCTGCACCTCGCGGGTCTCGATCAGCATCGCCTCCTTCGCCGGGACAGACATCACGTGCGCCTTCATGCCCTCCTCGAGGACGGCCGTCCGGTGCGCACGGTCGGGGCCTTGGTGTAGTGCCTTCCACGAGCTCTTGAGCCGCTCGCTCGCATCGGCGTTCAACTTCGCCGGGTGCTCGAGGAGTACGCCCGGGAAGGCGCCGTTTCCGAAGAAGGCGGCCCCGTACCGCTCCGCGGCAAGGCCGAGGGCGAGCGACTGTTTTGCCATCTGCACCACGGAGTAGCCCCGGAGCCCGTCGAAGCCGAGGCCAGGCACGTGGAAGATGTCCTCGCGGGGGATCTTGACGCTCCCGTTGTAGACGTAGACGAGCCGACCGCCCTCCACCCGCGGCTCGATCCTGTCGGGCGCGATCGTCCAAATCGCGATCGGCCGCATGGCCCTGTCCCGCTCGATCTCGGCGTAGCCGTTCCCCCAGGTGAGCACGTGCCCCATGAGCGTCCGCCAGAAAGAGAATGGGACGAGGAAGGGGTTCGGCTCGCCCTGGACGATCCACGCGGCGCCGTGGTTCGGGGTCTCCTCGCGATCGTCCGCGGCGAGCTTGCGATAGACCTTCCGCGGGAGCTTGGCGATCGCCGACGAGATGAGGTTGACGGCCGCCCAATAGCTCGCGAGCGTGAGCGCGGTGCGCTCGTTGACGGCGACGCCGGCGGCGGTCGGCTCGTCCAGCAGACCGAGGGCCTTGAACTGATCGAGCGTGAGCTCGCGCTTCTCGGTGCGGCGCGGCCAGCGAAGCCAGTCTCGGAAGCCCATCTCAGTCCTCCACGATTTCGCCCATGCCGTCGCTGCTGGCGTCGAGCTGCGTCGTCGCGAAAGCGAGAGCCTTCTCGTCGTCGTGCGAGCAGCGCCGCGTCTTGTAGTGGCCGAGCCCTGGGACGTGCGCACACCAGAGCTTGAAGCCCGCGGCCGCGGCGCGCACGGAAAACGCCAGGTCCTCGCCCTGCGACTGGTAGCGGAAGGCGCGCGGCGTCGGCGCCGCGGGGCTCTTCGGCAGGTAGAGATGGTGCCACCAGCACGCGCCGTCGGCCTCAGCGATCGCCGCGAAGACGTCCCGGTGGATGAGCGCGCAGGCCGTCGCGATCCCGTCGACCTCCATCGGCTCTGTCGGGACAGGATGGATCGGATCCCACACGCCGGGCGTGTCCGTCCGCCGGAACGCGCAGCTCGGATAGGCGCCGAGCGGCACGCTCGCCGCGAGCACCTTGCGGCTCTCGCCGGCGAGGGCGAGCAGCGTCTCGAGCAGCGTCGGCGGGAACTCGATGTCCGTGTCCACCTGCAGAAGCCACTCTGGAGAGCCCCGATCGTCGAATCGCTCCGTCAAGAGGGTCCGGTTGTCCGCCACGTATAGCCCGGCCGAGTGCGTCATCTGGGCGAGCAGGCGCTCCCGCGGGGGCTTCGCCTGCTCGTATCCGAGGAGCCGGAGGCACGAAGCGTGGAACGGCACCGTAACGGAGCCCCCCGTGGGATAGGCGAAGACCACCTTCCCACCCCTCGTCCGCCCCGCGTTCAACCTGGCCTCACGTCCCACGCATCTCCCCCTCAGATCACCAGCAGCCCGCGTTCTTCGTACACCGAGGGCCCCGGTGGAGGCGCCTGCGCAGTCAGCCGGGACAGTCCCATCAGCCCCGACACCACGCCGTCGATCTTCTTGTTTGCTCTCCTCGGCTTGACTGGGCGGATGCGGCCGGCGTCGTCGCGCTTCACCGCCACGTTCTCGACGTTCCACCGGAGCAGCCTGTTCCCGTCGTGTACCCAGCGCCGCGACTTGACCAGCGCCTCGAACACCTGGCAGGGCTCGTTGAGGTGCTGGTAGTTCTGCAGGATCTCGACCGTCTTGAAGCCGGCCTTGTCGCGCAGGCGGTTGGCGATGTCCGTGGCGAAGGCCGGGTCGTATCCGATCTCGCCCTGCTTCAGCAGCGCGAACCGGGGCGCGATCTTCGTGGTGATGTCCCGGTACACGCGGTCATAGTCGATCGACGCGCCCTCGGTGATCGTCAGCAAGCCCGCCGCCGCCCAATCCCGGTAGGACGAGAAGCCCTCGCGCTCGCGGTCGCGGACCGTCTCCTCGGGGAGCCAGAAGAACGGCAGGCCGTATACGCGGAAGTTGAGCGAGACCTCGCGCTTCGCCGGCTCGAAGGTCTCCTCATCAGCCGTCGTGACTTCGATCTTGATCTCGGTCTCGAGCGGCTGGCGCAGCACGACGTGGAAGGCGACCAGATCGATCTTCTGCGCCATGTCCAGCCCGGCGGCGCACTCGAGGCCGTCGTACCCTGCCGGGAAGGGCGCCTCGCACTCGTCCCACCACTCGCTGGGGATCCACGCCGTCGCCTGGTTGACCCATCGGTTCAGGTTGAACTTGAGGAAGTCGTTGCGCTTGCGCGGCGTGTCCTGGGCGGCCTTGCATTCGGCAGCGAAGATCGTCGGGTTTACCGTGATCCCGAAGCCTGGATTCGTCTTCTTCCACACCCGCTCCGACGTCCAGTCCTCCTTGGCCCCGGCCTCGAAGACGACCGGCAGATAGGACTCGTCAATCGTGGGGTCCTTCAGCACCCGCTTGGCGACTTCGTATTCCTCGGCGCAGATCGACTCGTCGTCGTCGCCGGCGTGCGACAGCATGACCATGAGGGGCTGGCGCCGCTTGAGCATCGACTTCCGGAGGGCCTCGAAGAGGTCGCGGTTCTTCTGGGTGTGGAACTCGTCGATGATGACCCCGTGCGGCCGCCCGCCGTGGGCGCCCGCCGCGTCCGCAGCAATGGCCTTGTAGAAGCCGCGCGACGTCGGGCAGTAGATCGAGTCGCGCAGGACCTGGGCGAGCTCGGACAGGTCTGCCGACTGCTCGACCATGATCTTCGCCGACTCGTGGACGACCTTCGCTTGGTCCTTGTCGGTCGCCACCGAGAAGACCTCGGCCGCAGGCTCATCATCGCAGAGCAGGAGAAGGAGCCCGAGACCGGAGCCCCAGGGGCTTTTCCCGTTGCCCTTGGGAGCGAACAGAAAGACGAAGCGGAAGCGGCGACAGGATGTCGCCGCGCTCTTCCATCCGAAGGTCGCCCGCGTCGCGAACCGCTGATAGTCGAGCAGCTCGAAGGCCTCGCCGGCGAACTCGCCGATATGGTGCGTGAGGAACGTCGGGAAAAAGTCGCACGCCTTGTCTGCGGCCTCGGCGTCGAAGTAGTAGCGGCCGTCGGGGCTCTCCCATCTCTTGCGAGCCCTCGACCAGGTGGCGGGGATCTCGATCGTTACGCCCGGCCAGCGAAGATGGGGCGCCTTCCTGGTTCCCCACCACGGAAGCCGCGGGCTGGCCTTCTTGGCCGCCGCCTTACGCTTTGCCACCACTGATCCCACGGAGTCCCCTGAAGAATCGGTCGTGCTTCGGCTTCTCGACCGGCGCCTTCGTGACCGTCTTCACCCTCGAGCGGGCGACCGACGTCATTCCGAGCTCGGCAGCCTGGCGCAGGTAGAGGCTGCCGAGCTGGTTGACCGTTCGCTGGATCGTGATCCGCGCGGCCCGGTCCAGGTCGCGCTTCGACTTCTCCTTCTCCCAGTACTCGAGGTCCATGGCCGTCTTGCAGTGCGTGATGAACAGCGGCACGTCGGTCGCGCGCAGCTGACCGGAGTCCTTCATCGCCTCGGCGTGGTCGCGCCAGAGGCGGAAGCCGGCGCCGCGGAGGTCCTTGGGCGCCGACGTGACGTCGGCCTCGGGCACGTCCGGCTCGTCGTAGTTGACACGGCTCGGCCGGGTCTCGCCCTTGGCGAGCTTCTCGGCGGTGGTGGCTGGCCTGCGTCCTCTCATCGGGCCCTAGGCCGGGGGCGCAGACGTTGCAAGAGGGGAGAAATCCCTGCGCGCGCGAAACCGCCAATTCCGTCCGCGTGTGCGCGAGGCTGCAAAGCGGTACCGCTACCAGTCCGAAG